AATGACATCAGAGTTAGTGGCAATGCTTGGAGGTGGAGTCACGGGATTTGTAATGAAACTTATCTCAGCACAAATGAATATCCAAGCAAATGCTATTGATGCGATGATTAAGAAACAAGGAGTGTCAGATGATTCAGCAGATAGAGCAGCAAAACGAACAGGGGATGGAGGAGCGTGGATCAGACGTTTTATTGCAATCTGTATACTTTTCTCAGTTGTATTTGCTCCCTTTGTAATGGCGTTCTTTGATATACCAGTAACCGTTGAGGCTAACAAATTGGGGATATTTAAATTTTTAGGAATAGGAGTAGATAAATGGAAAAACTTAGAGGGGTTTGTATTGTTGCCAGAAGTAAGGCAAGGGATGCTGGCTCTACTAGGTTTTTACTTCGGAAGTTCACAAGTTAAATAGAAAGTATAGATATGTATAAACGCAAACCATGTGGTGGCTACGGTAAAGGTGGCAAAGGAAAGAAGTAGTTATGCCTAAAGACGCTTGCTATAAAAAAGTTAAAGCCAGGTACAAGGTGTTCCCATCTGCGTATGCAAGTGGTGCGATAGCTAAGTGCCGTAAGGTGGGTGCTGCTAACTGGGGTAAGCGTAAGAAGAAGTAATGGCTGATCGGAAGACAAAGGAAGGTGCTGCTCTTAAGCGGTGGTTCAAGGAGAAGTGGGTAGATGTACGCACTGGTAAGCCTTGTGGCCGCCGTAAAGGAGAAAAAAGAGGTACACCCTACTGTCGCCCATCTAAGCGTGTAAGCAGCAAGACTCCCGTAACTAAAGGAGAAATGACTGCATCACAGAAACGATCAAGGATAGCCCAGAAGAAAAGACTGGGACAACCAGCAGGTAGACCTCGAAGAGTAAAGGCAGTAAGACGTGGCAAAAATAAATAAGAAAAACATGAAGTGTAACGTCCCGCGAAGACAAGTGTCTGGTGGGAAGAAGTTCGTTGTGAAAGCCTGTCAGGGTGGCAAGGAGAAGATTGTACGTTTTGGCGATGCTAACATGAGCATTAAGAAAAGTAACCCTGCACGTAAGAAGAGTTATTGTGCTAGGTCAGGTGGGATTAAGGGTAAGAGTAATAAACTGTCTGCGAACTACTGGAGCAGAAGAGCTTGGAATTGTTAAATGGCAAGATATAGTTCATACGGTAATTTAGATAACCAAATAGCAGAAGACCTAGATCAAGGGTTTACGGGCTTTAACAATAAGTTAAGGCCAGATCAGTTGCGTCCAGGTATTTTGACTGAATCTAACAATGGACGTATGGACATTAATGGTGAGTGGCAACCTAGAAGGGGTATTGAATTATTTTCATCTCCGTTTGTTACTGGCGTTTTTACATTACCGTTTTATTTGTACGAATCAATTCCTGCTGTTAATACTTTTACTAGAGTTGGTGATCTTATTACTATAGATTTTGGAACTAATCCTCACGGGATAATAGATGGTACTGGGGTAAACATTAGTGGATTTGATTACACTGGGTTAATAAATCCTAATGGAAATTTTATTGCTACCTATGTAAGTGATTACGTTATTACTTATACTGTGACTGGATTAGACAGCACTCCTACCGATGTCTCACTAGCTGTTACTGGCATGAAAATAGATTCTACTGCTGGTAACTTTATTGAAGCTTCTTGCGAGTTCTCAGATCCTAATAATGATTCTGAGTCTTACGTAGCTTGCGTAGCTACCAACAGTACTGTTCTTGTTAAGACTGCTGATTCAGGATCTACCACAGTAACGCTTAGTTATCCTGCTGGAGAAACTGTTCCTGAAGGAAGCACAGTAATTCAAGCGTTTAACAAGTTGTACATATTCCGCAAAGGAAATATTGCAATGGAGTGGGATGGAGATATTTCTTCTCCTACATTTTCTCTTGTAGGGAATGGTGATTACACCCAACCAGTTAGACTAGGAGACGGTGGATCTAATACTGTTATTTCAGATGGAGTAGTTACCGTAACTGCTACTGCTCATGGACTATCTGTTGGGGAAGTTGTTGTTGTAACTGAGTCTTCTGACGCTCTAGTAGTTGGTGATTCTTATACTGTTGCCAGCGTTCCTGATGCTAACACGTTTACTTTTTACGCTCAGTACGATGACGAATCTTCTCACAATAATCATTATAGTAAGAAAACGTCTCAAGGTCTTGGGTTTAGCCATATGCCAGCTCCTGAGTTTGGAGTTTACCATCAGCGTAGATTGATTGTTCCTTACCAGTACGATGTTACTGGAAGCACTGGATCTGCTGTTGTTACTGATCGAAACATTGTTGATGAGGCTCTGTTTTCGGATATACTTGATGCAGATACTTATGACAGAATTTATGGACAGTTCAGGTTTAATGCTGGTGCGGCTGATTTCATTGTAGGCTTTCATTCATTTTCGGATGACAAACTGGTTGTCTTTAACCGCAATAGTATACATATTGTTGCCAATAGCCTAGACTTAAAAAGTTCAGCATCTCAATTAATTACTAATGAAGTTGGCTGTTTAGCTAGGGATAGTGTACAGCAGATAGGAAACAGTATGGTATTCCTATCTGACAATGGAGTTTATGGATTAAACTTTATTGATTTGTACAATCTTAGAGGACAAGATGTTCCACTATCAGCATCTATTGAGGGAACTATTAAAAGAATTAATAAGGCACACGCAAGTAAAGCTAAGTCTGTTTACTTTGATAATAGGTACTACTTAGCTGTACCCCTTGATAATAGCACCACTAATAACGCTTTACTTATTTACAACTTCCTTAATAAGCAATGGGAATCTATAGACAGTATTAATGACCCTGACTGGGAGTACAGTGAATTAACTGTTGCTGGCGAGGGAGATAGGCGTTCAGTGTACGCAATAAATCGTAACGGTGGAGTTCATCAGTACGAATCTAGGATTGATGACAGGGATCTATACATAGTTCAAGTAGGTGGTACTGTTACTGATGCACAAGTGTTGTCTTCAGCTATTACTAGGATGTTTAATCTTAATTCTTTAGACCGCAAAAAGTGGAACAATTTTGATTTGCATATTCAATCTAGTGAAGATAATACTTCAGATGCAGACCTGGAAGCAATCACAGAAAATATTGATGATATAATAGACCTGAGCAGCATTAGTGATCTTAACGGATCTCCTCTTGCTATTGATGAAGATGTCTCATTAAGGGGCAGATTTGGAAACAGAAGAGCTTACGGATTACAGTTTAAATTGACAACAACTAAGGGAAGACCTAGATTAAGAGCATTGAAGGTAGCTGGAGCTACATCATTTAGAAGTTTAGATAAGGCAGAATAATGGCAGTACTTACAACAGGAAATACATTTTCAAACGGAGATCAGGTAACAGCAGGCTCTTTAAACAATGCAGTTAATGATGCTGAATTTGCTGATGGAGCAGTAGATGGAATCTCTACTCAAAAATCAGGCTCTGGCGCAATCATTGTTAAGGATTTAGGAATTAGCCGTGGCAAAATTGCTATTGATGCAGTTGGAACCGATCAGTTAGCAAACGATGTAGTAATTAGCACAAGCGGTAGCATTACTGGAGCTGCTGGATCGTTTACCACTCTTTCTGCATCTGGAGATATTTCGGTAGATGGGTCGGTTAAACAATCTGGAAATACTGGAAACCTCATTCTTAAAGGTGGAGATACTGATGGAGCAAATATTGAACTATATGGAGCATCTAGTTCAGAGGCTAATAAAGCATTTTATGATGCAAGCACTCATTCGTTTCGTCCTGAAGACGGATCGTCTAACCGTGTTGTAATTAGTTCCTCTGGTCTTACATCATCTGGCGACTTAACAGTAGACACTACTACCCTTAAGGTAGACTCAACTAATAACCGAGTAGGCATTGGAACTGCGTCACCTTCTCAACTACTAGATGTAAACGGCCAAGCTAGGGTAGTTGGAAATTTATTTGTTGGAACAGATGACACTACGCCCAATGGATTGATTGAGGTATACGGTGGTGGCACTGGACAAAACGAAGGTGGAGAAATTCACCTCCGTACTGCTGCTGACTTTGACACCACGTACAACCATTATTTTATAGAT